CCGTAGTGCCATTCGTGTGCTTTATATTCTGTACTAGAAGGTTGCTCATATGATTGCTAAGTTGCCCCCTGAGTTTACTGTGATGGTTATGCCAGAAGATACTGTCAAAGGTCCTGTCGCTGTCGCATTCTCTGTTGCTTCAATCGTTGTATCCACATCTACAGTCTGTGAGTTAACCCTAAACATACCACCATTCTTGACGTTTCCTTTGTTCTGCGTTGGTATCGTAATACTTGTATCCGTTGCACCAAGATAGATAACAAAGATATTACCTGTGCCAGTTGAGGGAGCTTCTGTAAACGTAAGGTTTGTGCCATTTGGTACGGTAAAGGCATCTACACTCTCCTGTATTACACCATCAACACTTACTACGATGTCTTCCTGACTAACCGTCTGGTTTAATGTAAAGACCGTTGTAGAGTTATCTCCGTTGAACTCCTGCGTTGCAGGTCTTGATGAAAAACTAGAACCAACTTGACTTCCTATGTATGGCATTATGTAATCTCCATTATACTCGCTACAGTATCAAGGCTATTCGCTGTGTTTGATGAAACACTTAACGTATGACCTGTCTCCATAATAACCTTGTTACCTCCCATGTATTCAAAGGATGAACCAGAGGGTATCGGTATGGTTTTGGCTAAAAACACAGTCTGCCCTGCACTCAACTTGATATCGGCTGTTATCTGACTTGTAGTCGTGTTTGCTAGTGTCAAACCAATCACAACCGTTGTTGTAGCAGATGGAGCCGTGTAGACATTCATCAAAGCGTTAGCCGATGTGTTCGAGCCATCATACACTTTGTTCTTAAATGTATTAGCCATCTGTTTCTCCTTAACCTACATCATCTAGTAATGCACACACTATGACCTCTGCTGTAGATGCTGACGATATTGCGTGTATTCCTGCTACAGTGCAATTAGGTAGTCTAGCTGTAAAGGCTTCATTAGGTCCTATAGTTACAGCTTGCGCTAGAGATGAAGACGCTGTGCCTGCATCAAATGTTACATAAATACTTCTACTATTTGTATCAACATTCTTAATAAACAAGAACTTCACTTTATCACCAGTAGCCACAGCAGTTGGTGCTGTGTCGTCATCTACGGCTGTGTAGTCTGTATAATATCCTGCGATCAAGTCTGTACTAGAATTAGATACACTCGTAAGTTTGTAATACCATTTATCGTTTGCATCAGCAGGTGTTACAGTCGTTGTTGCTGATATAGTTTTTGCAATTTCATCAGGTAGTATAGTAGCCTGTATCGTTGCGATTGCGTCATCTGCCATATCTTTTCTCCTTTATCCTAACGCTATTGCCAAAGCTGTTGCATCATCTGTTGTGGCTGCCCCTATGTCTGTTGCAAGCTCAGAGGCACTTCTACCCTCTATGCTTGTTCCGTCAACTCTTAGAAAATCATTATCTACCACGTTTGCATTTGCAACCAAAACATTGCCATTTGCTATACCTGTGGATAATGTTGCGGTTGATGTTATAGCTACATCATTAAGTGTCATAGCATCAGCTTCAAGCGTTCCGTCCACATCCACATCACCAGATATATCTAGTGATCCTGCCTGTAACGCTCCGTCTGTAACGGTTAAGTTCCCTGTAGATGCCCCAGTGGCTGTTGTTGTTCCTACTACAAATGTATCAGAACTCTCATCCCACATTATTATGGCATTATCGCCAGTAGAACCTCTTTCTATGACTATACCACAGTCGTTAGAGTTTGAGGTTGCTCCGCTGTTTAACTCTAACAAACTGTCCTTAATAGTTGTATTTGTCGTATCCACAGTTGTAGTTGTGCCGTTTACTGTAAGGTTCCCTGCTAGAGTTACATTAGCTCCGCTAAACGTCATAGCTGTTGTTGGGGTAGATCCAGACTTAACTACCAACTCACCACTGCTATTTGTTAAGCTACCGAATGTAGTACCATCGTCTTTCAACGTTACATCAGCTCCACCTGCATCTAGGGTTATGTCTCCTGCTGAGTCTAATGTAATCGTTGATCCTGTTACTGTTTCTATAACAGGGCTTGTCAGCGTTTTGTTCGTAAGTGTTTGTGTAATATCTACAGCGACTAATGCTTGGGCAGAACTGTCGTTAGCCCCACTTGGTAATAATAAAGTGTTACTAGCACTTGCTGAGTGAGGTTGAGACTTTAAAGTCTGTCCATGTGAATTATTCTGACAATTTAATATTATCTTTCCTTGATTTTCCGATCCTGTATTGTTGCCTTTTACAACAAGACCTCCAGTGCCATGAGGAGCTACTTCTATATTAGCATTGCCAGAAGCTGATATTATGTCGTTCCCATTCACATCTAAGTTTCCACCCAGTTGTGGTGAAGTATCGTTTACCACGTCAACTCCTGTAAGAGATGCGCCACTACCGCTAAAAGCTGTAGCTGTTACTGTGCCTCCAATGGATACATTGTTGCTACCATCTTCCACGACAATCTTACTTGCAGGGACTGTTATAAATACTTCTTTTGTGCCTACACCAAGATCTACCTTATTGTTACTATTTGAACTGGCAAAGATAGTGCCTCGTGCTAACGTGTTAGAGGAATATGTGCCAACACCCACTTCAAAAGCATTGTTAGTATTATCAACAATCGCATAATACGTGGTATCAGAATCAGATAGGTTAGCGGAAAACCTTTCAAAATTAGTAACTGCGGCAAGCAAAGTTAAAGTGCCTGTTCCTGTTGTTGTGGTGGATTCTTTTACTCTATCTGCGATTGCAAATGCCATTATGCTATCCTTATCAGTGCGTTGCTCGCATCGTTAGTTGGAAAGTTTATTTGGAACGTGCCACTTGATGCTGATTTATCTGCCCCAAAATCTAACACACATACAGCTTTATTAGAATCGCTTGAGTTATATATTAACGCTCCTCTTGCGGTCAAAGTAACACCAGTAAACGTTAGAGTACCAAACTGTGTTGTGGCAGTTGATGTGGACTTTAATGAGGGGTCAACTCGTGTTAACGTACCCCCACCCTGACTGTAATCTCCCGTGGCAGATATTTCGTTTGACGCTGACGTGCTGTACGTTGTGACTGTAGCGTCCATAGTGCTACTACTTCCCCCTAGATTATCATTACCCGCCTGGGAGTTTGTATACATGGCAAACTTAAAAGTATCTCCTCCACTATTTTTGAAGTTATGTACTCCTTCTAGTAACTCTTGCTTAAATGAATTACATAATGCGTTGCCTGAAAAAGCCATTATATTCTCCTTATATGTTCTGCGAGTTTGTCGTACCCTGCGTCTTTTATTGCATTATATATTGTTACTCTATCATGTTTTATAGCTTGTTTCATATACTCTAGTATAACACGCTCTAAATGACCACGAAATGCTTGTGCTTGATCTTTTATGGCAGGTGGTGCTGTATCACTTACAGCTATTATTTTATCTAAACATAACGCTGTCACTTCTTCGGGAGTCAAACCTCTGTTGTCAGTGGTTATAACATCCACACTAAAGTTTTCTCCCATTTTTATTGCATTTGTTAACATTAACTAACCTCTACCTTATACGTTCCAGATCTGTAGTTATCTGTAACATTTCTACCCTCATATGCGTTTTTAAGCAATGTAATTGATTGTAAGTATAATTTCTCGTAATTTTGTATGACATCTGGCTCTTGTTTTTGAAACCGCACAGCTTCTATCAACGCTCCATTCAACAAGGCTGAATCAAAGTCATCACCCAAGAAAGTATTAGTGGCTGTAACGATAGAGGTTGGATAGTGACCATAATAAAGTTCTACATTATATGCAGCATCAGGTGTGGGTCCTAATATGAAAAACCCGTCTGACCACTGCGAATAATGCTTTGGTGTGCCTGTTGTGGTAGGGTTTGGGTATGCCTCACGCATAAAGTTAACGTCTTTATATAATAGAAAAGAATATACGTTACCTGCCGTAGTGTATATGGCCATGCTGTATGCGTATAAAAAGTCTCCAGGTAAGGCTAAATATCTATTGCTGGATGTGGTCGTGGCAGATACATTCTTACGTAACGCAGGTATCTGTACAGTATTGTATATCTTCTGTTCGGCTTGCTGTATGAACATGTTTACCTGTGCGTCTGTAAACGTCGTTTCACATATGTCCGCTATGTTTGTTTTTAAGTCTGTATAATTCATGTTGTCACCGTTACCGATCCTACACCACTAATCATTTTTAAACTACTACTCTTACTTAGTCCATAGTTGTTCTGTCCATCACCCACAGGATTCCAACCCCACGCATAGTTTCTACTTTGTTCGTACCCTGCAAAATCAGGACGTGGATCACGTATCGCCTGGGGATCACGCACAGGATACAACCCTTGTTTGTTTTGTGGGTGGTCAGGACTAAAACATTGTGGACATGCTTTGATGTTTGTATCTCTACCTCTGGTAATTATGTTTCGTAACTCACGTAGTTTAAAACGAAACCCGCAAATGTCACATTCAGCTATTGCCTTTCTGCTGGATGCAAATGCCACTAGATCCTCCCTACTCGTGGTACGAAACGCTCAGATACTTTCTCTCTGTCTTCACCAGCAGCGAGATTATACTGTTCGTCGTAGTCCGCTTTTAACATCTGTACTCTGCCCGATAGTTCAGGTGTCTTCATAGCTATGTTATATGCCAACCCTGCTACCAGACAGGGTAAAAATCTGAAGTTCATATCTGCTGTTTCTATACCATTTCCTGCATCTTCTATACGTCGTAATCGCCAGTATACAAAGCTATAGGACTTATCAGGTACGGGCCACAGGTTTATTCGTGGTGCATCACGTAGTCTTTCAACCCACACTTGAATAGGTCTACCGCGTATTAACTTGTTAGGGATAGACGCGAAGGTAGTCACACCAATACGACTTATGGTGAGATCAGATTGTGTAGATCCTCCATCACCATACTGACCCCCAGAACCACTGTCACCCGTTCGTATGACTTGATCTAGTAGGTCTATAGTATCTGCATTAAGTGTGTATTGTGCCGTACCTGCGGTTACAGCTTGTGTTACGCTATCTATCGTCCAAAGGTTTAACCCTCGGTTTTGCCATTCTATAGTCAACAAGTTCATGGATCTACGAGCAGTTCTTAGGTCATACCCAGAACGCATTTCACGACCTGCACGTTCCCACGCTTCTTCAGCGATCTCCGTGAAGTCCATGTTAAATGCTGTAGTACCCGATGTAGCCATTATTAGTCCTCGCTAGGTGTGTGCAAGACGTGAGCAAAATAAGCGTCTACCTCTTTTAACAATTCACTTTTTGATTTACGTCTGTCCAACTCTACACCATGTTCGCGCATCATGGCTTCTAGTTCTAGCTTTGTCATAGACTTGTAGTTAGGAGAGTCGTCAGATACTGTCTCTTCTACGGGTTCCACAGTCGTGCCTCCCATAGACTTTAGTCTTGCTTCAGCTTCTTCTTTTGTCATCGGGTCAAACACAACAGTGGTGTGTGTCCCGTCGCTATTCTTTTCTGCTATTTGGTACACAGGTTCTCCTGTTGCAAACGTACCATTCTGTATAAGTTCCATACTGCCTCCTATATATACTGTGTCTTCTTTCTTCTATTTGCCATTATAGCACCGCAACCTCGTGCAATGCTTCGTTTACGTCGAGCAAGCCCCCCGCCTTTTAGTTTGATAGGTCCACCTTTTTTCTTCTCAGGTGCGATTATCACTCCTTTGGTTCTACCATACTCTTGAAGACTCATAATATTCTGAATGGCATCATTATCAAAATACTCCTTACGTATCTGTTGTTCTAGTTCATCCATGTCTTTCATAGTCTTCTTCTCCTTGCAAGTCCGCCCGTTCGTAGTTTTACTGTAGCAGGTTTGGTATTTTTTACTACAGTTTTCCCTTTTGCGCCTTCTCGCTTCTTTTTCTTGGCTGTAGTGGCTCGTTGGCTCTGGGACAGACTCCTAGCCTTTGCGGCAGGTAAGCATCTGTCAGGATTCTTTTTATCCTTAGATGTACCGCAAGGACCTTTGATCTTTCCGTCTGTCCCTATACGAACCCACTTCTGATCTAACCACTTCTTAAGTTCACCCATTACTTCTTCTTTTTCTTTTTACCTTTTGCACCCTTTGCGTAGTTAGGGTCTTTACAGTATTTAGAAGCCGCAAGGTTGGCATACGCTGAAGGGTATGTGTCGAAGGTGCGTTTTGCCCACGCCTTACCAGCAGGACAAATTTTACCTCCTTTTTTGTAATACCTACGTAACGCCATGACTTACCTCATTTTTGCTGGTCTTACACCTTTTCGTGCTATACCTGCGCCTCTTACCTTGGCTTTAGCCTTCTTCTTACCGCCTTTAGCACCGCCTTTGACCATCTTGCCTTTAGCCATCATCTTCTTGACCATTTTACCGCCAGCCATTTTCTTGATAGCTCCACCTTTGGCATTACCTTGAGATTTAGCAGCGTTCTTCATAGGTTCTGTTTTATCACCATCTTTATCAAGATCTAAGAAGTCAGGCTTTGCTG